ACTCTCTTAAAGGAGGAGATATGCTTTTTTATGACAATAAAAATATAGAAGTAAAAAATAAAAGCAATTTTATGGTAGTGTTTCCTTCATACATTCCACATGCAATAACCCCTTTGTATTCAAAAAACAAACAAGATGTTCCTTTTTTAGAACAAAGATTTAGTATTCAATTTTGGGTAAGCTTACGATGAAAGCACAAACAACATTATTTGGAAGAATAGTTAAAAGATATAATATACCTTTAGATGCCATACAAGATCTTAACACTAGGTATGAAGCACACAAAGAAAAATTAAATTCTTTTGGACCTAGATTAGCGGGAAGGTTAGATTCAGAAAAAGAATTTACACACCTTTTAGCAGAAGCAAAAGCATCAAAATATATAGTTGATTGCATGAATGATTATATTAATACTTTGGACGATCTTGGTAAATTTGACCAAGAAAAAAAATTAAAAATTTTAAGCTGTTGGATTAATGATATGAAAGAAGGTGAGTATAATCCACCTCATACACATCATGATACTACAGGTTGGTCTACTGTTATGTTTTTAAAAGTTCCTGAATTTATTGATGATACAAAAGATCCACATAAATTTAAAGATGGTAAATTAGGTTTTGTTAGTCATGATGGAATTCATACAATATGGACAGAACCTAAAGTTGGAGATTTTTTTATTTTTGAAGCTCAACATCAACATTGTGTTATGCCATTTAAAACTAAAATAAAAAAAGAAATTAGAAGGTCAATGTCTTTTAATTTCTTACAAAAATCACAAGTTTAAAGTGTTAAATAAGAAAGTTACTTTTTGTGCTACAAATAAAGAAATGCTTGATGTATGGCCACATCCAAAACCTGCATCAAGATTTATTCCTAATGAATATAAAAAATTAGAAAGGTTTAAAGATGGTAATTACGGTGCTCCTACGATTAAGACATGTATTCCTTTTTTAGATTCTTTAACAATGGGTTACATAATACCTTTTGATCAAGATTATTTAATAGATCCTGTTGAAGATGATTTCGGTGTTATTCCTGCAAATAGAGAACCTGGTGATTTTGGCTTTCATAATAAAAGTCAACTTCCAAAAGAATGGGAAAAACAAACTGGAGCTAACGCAGGAAAATTTCATAATAAATGGTTAATTAAAACACCTCCAGGTTATAGTTGTTTATTTGTTAAACCTATGAATAGAATTGAACCAAGATTTGAAATTATAGCTGGTGTAGTAGATACAGATACTTACATTAATTTAATTAATTTTCCCTTTATTTTACATAAAAAAGATGAACAGTTTATTATAAAAAAAGGAGAACCAATGGTTCAAGTAATTCCTTTTAAAAGAGAATCTTATAAAATGTGGTCTGGTTTTTATTTAGAAGAACTTCACACTAAGACTTTAAATTTTCTTGGAAGTAAATTTATAGATAGATATAAACAAATGTTTTGGAAAAAAAAGATATATAAATGATAGAGATTTCAAATTATATTAAATTATACGAAAATATTTTAGACAAAGAAATTTGTGCTAATATAATTAAAGATTCAAATTTTTCTGAATTTGAAAGAGCTGCGGTTAACGGTGTTGATGGCCCCGAAGCTATGCCTGAAGCAAGAAAAGTTTATGACAAAACATTAAATAGTAAGTACGACAAAGATGTTTTTAATTCAGTTGGAAATATACTTAAAAAATACAAAGAAGATATTGGTCATTTTTTTACTGGCGCTGAATGTGTCGACACAGGTTACACTCATTTATTATATAAAGGTTCTGAGGGTGGAAAATACACAACCCATATTGATTCTTTTGAAAGAGAACCACGATTAATAAGCATATCAATACTTTTAAATGATGATTTTGAGGGAGGTAATTTTTGTTTTTTTGATGAAATGATAGTTAAGAAAAAAGTTGGAAGTGCTGTTGTTTTTCCAAGTAATTTTTGTTTTCCTCATGGAGTGCTTCCCGTTTTCAACGGAGATAGGCATGCAGTGATTACATGGATGCGTTAAAAGAAAAAAAATATAAATATGTAAAGAACATGTTGTCTTTAGATATAGTTGATTTTTTAACAACTTGGAGTTTACAACATTTTGGTCCTGGAGATAAAGATGTTCCTCTTTCATCTGTTCATCATTCACGAGACTCTGATATATTTAAACACGTGACTCATTATCTTTTACCTATTATGGAGAAAGAAACTAATTTAAAATTAAAACCAATATACTCTTATAATAGAATTTATATGGGTGGTTCTGAATTACTAAAGCATAAAGATAGACCTGAATGTGAAATTAGTGCATCAATAACTTTAAAATATTTTTATGAAGATAAAAATTATAAATGGCCTTTGTGCATGGGAGACATTCCTATAGCCATAAATTCAGGAGATGGTGTTATATATAAAGGTTGTGAGGTGCCTCATTGGAGGCCTGTTTTTAATCAACCAAAAAGATATTGGCATCATCAACTATTTATTCACTATGTAGATTTAAACGGACCTTATAAAAACCTTAAAGAAGAAGATTAAGAATAATTACTGTCGTAATCTCTCCAGCTTTTATCCGTAGGAGTTCCGTCAGCTTCCCAAGCTATTTCAGCTTCGTTTATTTGCAATTGTCTAGTTTCAGCCCACACCAATAAATCAGCTATTGTTGTTGATCCAACTGCATCACTTGTAGCATTCAAATCAGTATTACCCGCCATATTTCCAGTCGCAGGATCTTTTGTTTGTATTTCATTTTGTCCTGGTAGATTATTCCACAATACACAATGAATAGTGTTTGGACACCATGCGTCTACCCAGTTTTTACCTTTGTCTGCCCATGCAATTAGAAAAGAATCATCTACTAAAATTGAGTCGCCATTTAAAATTACAATTTGTGTTGCCATCAATATCTCCTAATGTTTTATAATATAGTTAACCACCACAAAAGGTGAGAATGAATTTGTCCCTGCCGCTGTTACAGCGCCAGTTAAACTTGTTGTAATATTACCAGTTAATGTTCCTGATAAAGTATGAGTGTGATTGTGACCAGTTCCTGAACCTTGTGTTTCATGTAATGCATTTTGAGTACTAGGTGCACTATAAACAGTGGAACCCGTTCTTTCAGGAGAAGGAGTAAAGTTAGGGTGAGAAAATTTACCTGTAAACTGGTTAGGAGAACTACCTCCAGAAGCAGTTGGGTGTGTATGAGAAGCTAACTGAGCTGTAGTCAATGATGTATTAGCAATACTTCCTGTTACAGTTACAGATTGGTTTGTAGCATTAGTTGCAGCTTGGTTATTAGTTACCGCTACTGTTACTGTATTTGCTCCACCTGTACCAGCTAAGTTATATGTATTACCATCAAAACCTTGTGGCATTTTACCTTGTAATTGAGGAACGTTAAATGTTGTTGAACCATCACCAGATCCATAAGTTGTAGAAACTACAGCAAATAATTCTGCATAGGTTGATCTTGATACGGCTGCACCGTTACATAATAAGTAACCTGCAGGAGCCGCAGCTTTAGTCCAAGGCTTAATTGCGCCTACTTCACTTCTGTTTACTATATCTTGTAAGTTAGCCATTAATCGTTATATTTCAACCTCCATCCATTGTCCGCGTTAACATAAACGAGAGCAATGCCCGCACTATTAGTGCTTATTGTTAAATCTGCAGCTGATCCTTGTATCTTCTGTGAGTTACGACCTACTGTACAATTGTTTGTACCAAAAGTTCCTTCTGCGTCAATGATTTTTACTTGATTACCAATTGAAGGAGAAGAAGGTAAGGTTATTGTTACTGCACCGCCAGATGTATCAACAAAAAGATTATCTCCATCTGATGCTGTGTAGTTACCAGTTTTAATTTGCCAAGCTTCACCTAAACCAGCTAATGAAAAAATATCATACCAGTTAGTTCCATCAGTAGCTAATAATCTATATTTACCGTTAGTTACGGTAACAGTGTTTCCTGAAGCACCTAATCTTGCAGATATATCTGCGCCACCAGAAATATTATTGTAAATCCCCATTGTTTTTTGAGTAGCAGGGAATTGAATTGTATGAGTAGTAGAAACTGTTCCTGTAAAAATTAATTGATT